CAAGAACGTTGGTGGTTCCGATACCGATGATTTGATCGCCAAAATCATCAATTTGGCAAACCTTCAGTTCGTTACCCCAAGAACCTGGGTTCTTAGCAGCGTAAGTAAACGTTGCGTCATTAGTGTGATTGTTCTGATAGTCATCATAGTTCAGAACCTGCAATGTCGTCGTGAACGCCATGCCAACACCTGCGTTAGCATTGTTCAGATCGTCATCAGTTGCTCTGACTACCTTAAGAACTCCTCCATAAGAAAGGAAGGACGATGCGCTCATCCAATATTCATACTGCCTATCAGTAGAAAGTGGTTTACCAAAAACGTTGATTAAATCAGTTTCGTTGGTAACAAGAATTGGTTCATTAACCGGTCCAATTGGAAAGGGACCTGCAATCGCACCGATGTTATCCAGAACATTATCAGCTCTACCGACTGTTAGATCAACCTCCCTGGTAATCACTCCAGGAGATAATTGAGGAGTCGCCATGTTTTTCTCCGTGATCTCGATTTATCTAAGAATTATTTAGAATTATGAGCACTTTCAGGGGGGAAACCTGACGCGAACTACCAATCTGGATACTCCCATCGGTCAATGTACGATGATTTTTTATTTGAGGTTATTCTTTTTATAGTNCATTCCTTACATTCATATGAAAATGAAGAAGCAACTGGACCTCTATCTTTTCTTGTTCTATAAAATCCATCAACTAAATTTTTTGCCTCTCCACATACTCTACATCTTCTGTCTGAAAGCAGTAAGTGTCCTAACTTGATCTGCTTATCAAACTCCATTATTGATATTCCCACATGTATGCTCTGTCACCATATTCATCAGTGAACCACCTATCACCTTCAGGATCTACAAAACTAGTATCATCTAATCCATCAGACATAAATCCAAAAGGAGCCATGTCTTGTTCTATTTGATTTTTCTGCTCTTCATATAATCTCTTTCTAATATCTTGATCTGTTAATTCTTTAAAATAGTCTTGCTGAACTAACCAAGCATATATGACAAGACACATTGCCAAGTCATCATTACATCCTTCTTCTGCTTCAAATGAATTGCTCTTTGATATGAATGTTGTTAATTCAGAGATAATTTCGTAATCAGAGAATAAAAGTTTATTCTCTTCAATCATGGTTTTGAGATTAAGAGCACCGACTTTCTTGACAGTCTTACTCATCTTTACACCAAGTTGAGTTTTCTTTCCAGAGAATCCCTGTCCTACAATTTGACCTGCTCTACCACGCATTGAACACATTAGTAAGTTTTGATATTCAAGATCATAGTTTAGAATTGAGGCAACTTGNTCTCCAATATCATTTACTTCGCATAATATAAATGCATTGTTATATTTTTTTGCTATCTCCCAAATGATATTGGGGAATAGCATTGGTTTAATATCATTATTTCTATACTTTCCAACTACCTTATGTGGGAATGATGTAATATCTACAACTACGAATGCGGAGTAATCTTCTCCCACACCTCTTGCAACATCGACAGTTATTACATAGTCGTGGTTTTGCTCAGGTTCTACATATATGTCTAAACCAGCATTGCTAGTTCCTGGATTTTCATAAACTAAAGTTCTTAATTTGCTTGGAGCAATTAGCGTATCAATAGATCCTAAGAACTCACACTCAAACTCAATTTTAAATTGCTGTTCTGATGTGTTGGCAATGGTCTGTTTCTTCCACTTCTCATCCCTACCAGGGACCTCAGACCAATGAACATCAGTTGGAACATACTCGTTCTTATCCTTTTCTGCATCGTGCCACAGACGGTAGAAATGATTCATACCATGTGGAGTAGAAACAATAATTACTTTGGTGCTTTTACCAGAAGTAATAGTAGGATAAACAGAGGCAAAGAACGAGTCAGCAACGTGATTTGGGACGAAGGCGAACTCGTCGAGAAAGAGGATGTTAAACGACATACCTCGGACAGCACTTGCAGACGTAGACGCTGCCAATATCTTACTGCCATTTTCTAACTCCAATGAACCTTTGTTCCATACAAGAATACCTTGCTGCATCCACTTGGGCAAGTTCTCGTATGCAGTTTGTAATCTGCTAAGAAGTTCCCTTGCTGTTGCTGCTTTGTTTGCGAGTATGCCTATATTAACACTATCATTAAAAATTGCATAGTGCAAAAGGTATGACACACAAGTAGTAGATTTNCCAGTCTGACGTGGCATCTTACAGATATTAAATCTATTCTCGTGAAATCTTCTTATTAATTTCTCTTGAAAATCATAGGGTTTAAAAGGAACCAATCCTTCATCAAGAGAAACAATTTTTACATAATTGCTTGAGAAGTAAACAGGATCATCTTTACATCTTAAGAATTCACGGATTTGATCTTCCGTGAATTCTATGGGTGTGTTTGCCTTTTTTAAATTGGGATTGCCAAGGTATACATTATCAGACATATATTAATCAGCAGTTCCAGGCTCTTAATGATTTGTTGATCCTGCTATCTGGGTCGTTAGCAGTTTTGGAAGAGGTCAGTTTTTTCTTCATACCTTTCATCCTCGCGCAAAAAGACGCTCTACGCTTGTTCCCAACTTTCTTTGAAGGTCTCTTAAGATCGCTTCCTGGGTTTTGACGTTCATACGACTTCCTACCTTTTTCATTCAAACCTCCCTCAGGATTTTTACCAGACTTTTTTTGCCAATCTTCNGTATGTAGGACAGGTTCACCTGGTTCGTAATCGGAGATTTGGAATGAAAGNAGTCTNGCACCCGGATATACTTTTTCTACTTGAGATTGAACATCTGCCTTATTGGGAACAGAAGTTTGAGGNAAGAACATCTTTAAGGAGATGTAATTACTTCTGAATTTAAAGTAAGCATTTACAATGTTTCCAGTNTTTGCAGGAACTCTCACTGCTTCATCCATCTTCGCTGCTACGATCTCCGGACACTCTTTCTTACCATGAACGGGGCACTCCTCACCTTTATGAGTGTGCATACATCCCATCTTTTCATCTAGAGGAGTTTTTGATATTAATTGCAATTCTTCTTTCTTGGTCTTCTTGACACAGTTTGGATATCTCTTACCAAACATTGTCTTCATACCTTTCTTTTCATATCCCTTCCAACACTTCTCATTAAGTTCACTTCTCCAATCAGACATTTCAAACTCTTCTTTCTTAGATGAGTTGCCCCAATTGGCAGCACCAACCTTACGGCATTTTACCAGAGCACCCGAAGCATAAGCAGAGGGCCACACAGAATAGCGAGACTTGACCTTATGATAACAAGCATCTTTGGTTCCACTACCCTTACCTTTCTTATCAGTTGCTTCGGTTACTTCTAGTTCTTCTTTCTTCATTTTCTTTTTGGGATCAGTAGAAACGTAAGTGGGTTTAGCAGCACCAGACTTTGATTGCTGTCCTGGATCTGCTGCTTTCTTTCTTCTTGCGGCAGACTTTCTCTCTGCCTTTGTCATACTTGCTCTCTTTGCTGATGAAACACACTTAGGTGTTCCCTCACCTGGTTCATCACTAGCACAGGTTCCACCTGTAACAACGTTGACCCAACCACCTTTACCATCTTTTGATTTGGATTTACCAAACCAATCNCGGAGACCTTCCTCACTTATTCCCGAGGAGGATCCACCATTACCACTCCCATTCCCATTACTACCATTGCCATTACCATTGCCNTTAGAAACACTACCATTTTTTTTCTTTTTGCCGTTTTCATCAACNGAGTGTCCATTCTCTTTACGGAGCATCCCTTTGGGATCTACCATAAATCCACGAGGAATGGGTTTGCATTTCTCGTCAGTATAGCAATAATATGAACCGGCTGGGCAGCGACCATTCTTTTTCTCTTCATTTACATCACCAGTTGTATCNTTTTTATGAAGGTTTTTATACAAGTGCTTATGAAGAGGTTTTGCTTTTTTCATAATTTTATCTCTTTGAGAAAAATCATTTGCTTCATCTACAGCGGGTTTGCGATGCTTTTTGGCAGAACCAATTTTTTCTTTCAACTTATTAAAGTTGTCTGCATTGTAACCTTCATTCATTTTCTTAGTTTTCTTTTTCATAGAGTTAATGAATTTTCTATAGACCGCTGCTTCTGAAGACTTACCCATTTCTCTTGCTCTCTGTTCCATAGCAACTGCTGCCTGGATTTTGTGAGCATGAGATCTTGATGAATTGCGAATTTTAGATACAGATGCTTTAGCGGTTGCAACATCTTTGAAACCAAGTCCATGGATCGTCCCCTTTGGATTTTCATCCGTATAAAGGTCTGAGTGTTTTTTGGAATTTGCTGGTTGCCCAGATTTTCTTGGAATACGCGGATTGCTCATTTCTTTTTACGACCTGCACAATGTGCCCTTTGTGAGAAACCTTTTGGGTTAGAGCAGTCAATACTCTTTTTATATTTATTACTCCAACCTTCTTGAAATTGACCGAATGTTTTTCTTACTCTCTGATAGTTACTTTCATCCATTCTATCTACAAACATTTTTGATGCTGCGACCATACTATCAATTGATGGACCGTCACTTGATTTACTCAACGACAACTTCATAACGGGATAGACATTGGAAAATCTCCACTTCGCCTCTCCAGGTTCTGCCGGAGTTTGATAGTCCTGTGATAAGTCATCAATGTCTGCAGGAAACAATCTAGGATCTGCACCTGCCACTGGACCAGAAGTATCAGCGGTGTTTGTGTATCCACCATTTCCAATATTATTTGTAGGTTGCTCTGTCAAGAACTGCTTAAAAGATTTCATACTTTTGTTAGCGTCTTTGAAATTTTAAACACCGTTGATGTGCTAGAACTTGGAGTTGCTCTAACCCTCACATTACCAGAATTGATATCAGCATCAAATGTTGCAAGAGAGTCAGTTGTTGTTCTTATCGTTCCAAATTCCGACAAATAAACATTAGTTCCATCATGCAAAACATTTAACGTCGTCACATGATACGCAGATCCTTGAGTTATCTGAATTTGATACTGTGCAGATCTAAACACACTTGCACTAAAAGTATCTATGTTAGATTCTGATGTTGTAGTGGTGGTTGCTGTTGCAGCATCAAGTTTTATTATTGTTGTTTGACTACCGGCACCAATCTCTAAACCACTTCTAGCAGTAGCAATACCAATAGAATCAACATAAGTTACATCATCATAAGTTATTGTTCCACCAACACTTAGATTTCCAGTGAGAGTAAGACTAACACCAGTTGCACCCTCTGCTAATGATGTAGCTGCTCCGCCACCAGAGAGTGCTGTGCTTGCAATTCCAACCCATTGAGATCCATTGTAAATTAAAAGTTTATCTGTGCCTATTCCGGCATCAAAACTTACATCATCAAGGTCTTTGATAAATCCAGCACCACCGCCACCGATGGTATATAATTGCTGCTGAATTCTATTGATGAATAACTTGTAGTGCTTTGCTAGATCTTCATGTGTAGCAAAGTTTTGATCCGTTGGAGTTAAAGGATCAATATTAGACTCACTAGGATCAGGTTGAACAGGTCTGTTGTTGATCTCCTCTTTTAAGACCTCTTGCTTACCTCTAATCTCCTCAACTATAACTTTTAAAGATCTAAGTCCGTCTTTAAATTCATCCCTTACATCACTAATCTGTTCATCATAATATTTTACTTCAGGCAACTCTGAAATCTCTTTCTTCAGATCATTAAAATATCCAAGAAGCAGTTCATCAGTTTTTATACTTTCTTTGTTTACTTCTTTAAGATCTTTTTTGAGTGTCTGTTTGAGAAGATTATACTCACCAAGAATTTGCTTCTTTAATTTTCTATCATCATCTTTAAACTCTTTGTGATGACCCCACATACGCATTGAGGTCTCTTTGATTTCTTTCCAAATCTTTTCTTTCTCTGTATCAAACCTAGTATTGATACTCTCTCTTAGATCATTAAATTCAGTTCTAGTTTCAAATTCTTTCTTATCAAAGTGCTCTTCAATTCTATCAAGGTCATATTCGACCTTACCTCTCAGTCCCTCAACAGCATCATGAACTTT